CAAGCATCTCGGGGAGCCCTCGGACTGCGCCTTCCACCCAGACATCAAGTGCTACGAGGTCACATTCCGAGGGCTCCGATTCAACGGGCCCGAAGATGCTCTCACCCGCCTTACGGCAGGGCGTTGAAGTCCGCGTAGGCCGACTTTTCCCGGCGCAGGGTGACCGCGCTGAGCACGCCGGGCGCGCCCAGGACGTTCTTCACCGCGATCGCCAGGATGAACTCGGTGGCGACGTTCTGGGCCGCCGCGTTCAGGGTGTCAGGGTTCTTCTGGCTCACCCGCCCGCGGGCCGCATGATCGGCGGTCAACGCCTCGAAGGAGAGGTCGAAGCCGGCGAGGTCAGCGTTCGTGATCGCCGCGGCTTCCGCCACGGTGATCTTGTGCGCCTTGATCACCTCGGTCACGGTGTTCAGCGTGAGCAGGATTGAGTGCGCCGCGGGATCGATGGCGTTGTAGATGGCGGCGGTCAGGTTGGCCCGGACGTCGAACGGGGAGGCGTCCAGGAACAGGGACTGCGCCTGCACCTGCGAGCTGGCGCTCGGGTCCGCGCCCACCAGGACTTCCTTGCCGCCGGGGCCCACGGCGATGCCGCGGGACACGTTGAGCAGCACGGAGTTCACCGCCTGCACGGCGACGTGAAACCCGGTCATGATGCCGAGGGCGCCGTATTGCGCCAGGTTCCGTACGTCCACCTTGCGAACCGACCCCATCGGGGCCGTGTTCGAGGTGCGGTTCACGAGCTTGCTGAATGCTTCGGGCATGGCTAGATCCTCCTCGTCTTTCTAAGTTACACAGTCACGCCGGCGGACACTTCGGCCCCGGTCTTCGAAGCCGCGTGTTCGGCACCGATGTCGATCGGGACGATTCTCTCAAACTGGATCGTGGTGCCCTCGCCAACCAGCGTCGAGCTGGCGTTGACGGAGAGCTGGTGGTTGTTGATGAACGCGTTCTCAAGGTAGAACGATGCGTACGGCCGGTTGCACTCGTCCTTCATGATGATCATCAGCCCGAACGGCCTGTCGAACAGGTCGGAGTTCAGGTTGATGAAGAAGTCCATGGAGCCGGGGTTTTCCTCCACCGGGCACTTCAGGATCTCCTTGAACGCGCCTGGGAACGGCGCCACGATGTCCGCCTGGCGGCCGGGGATTTGGTCGGCCGGGTAGTAGGCGTACAGCGCGCGAAGGATGTTCGGGCCGTTGAAGACGGTGCGGGAAAGCGAGATCTGGGGAACCACGCGGCCAGGGATGTAGAACTGACGCTTGGATCCAATCTCGAAGAGGATCTGGAGCTGCCGGTTCGACACCAGCGTCATGTTCTCGACGATCCCGATGGGGAAGAAGTAGACCGCGCTCAGGCGCTGGCTGCCGGCGTCGTCCTCGGAGACCCCCTGGAGATCGCCTGGAGAGACGAGGCGCGGCGGCCCGGCACAGATGAGAACGGTCGCCGCATTGATGAAGTCCTGTGGATCGAGCTCCCTCTGAACGTGCTGGGTCCTGAAGTTCCAGCGGGCCAGTCCTGAGATGCCTTCGTTCTGAGCCATACTGTCTTCCTGTTTCTCTTAGAGCACTCGCACGGTGATGGAGATCTTGTTCGCCGGGGCGAAGAACTCGATCTCCTCGAGGACGAACAGCTGATCCTTATTCACGGTCGACTGCTCGATGGAGACGATCTGACTGCGCTGCCCGATGAACCCGGCGGTGATCATTTCGCGGTTCACACCGTTGATCGACGGCCTCAGCATGTTGTCGATGAAGTCCTTGGTGATGTTGAAGCGGCCGGCGATCGACTTCACGTTCGTACGGAGGAACTTCGAGTAGTAGTCGACCATGTCCACGATCGAGCACTCACGCGTGTTCACGTTGAGCGTGTCGGTCGTGATCCAGTTCCGCATGATGACGGGCGAGGTGTCCCGGTCCTGGATGTAGACCGTGATCCCATAGGCCGCCATCAGGCCGAAATGCGACTCGCTGAACTTTCGGATGTGCTTGACCCCAAGGAACCCTGGGATCGGGACGTTCGCGATGGGCTGATTCGGAGCGAGGGACGACACCAGCCCGGCGATCGAGCAGTTGAAGAAGTACGGCTCGACCTCGGCCCCGTCGTCCGCGATCGCCTTGTCGGCATGCGTCACCGTGATCCGTCGGTTCTTGTAGCCGTTCCCGACCGCAGCGATGTCCTGGGCGATCTCGAAGTTAGTGAGCTCCTGGCTCTCGACGGTGTACTGGATCCCCTGGATGGTCGTGATCTCGTACGTGCCAGTGACGTCGACGCCCAGGCCAGGGGCCACAACGAATGTGACGACGCCGGCCGGGGTGACGGTGTAGTCGAGCGCACTGACCTGCGTCCCGTTCAGGAACAGGATGACGCTCGACGGGATCACGTTTGCGGTTTCATTGAGCTGGAAGATGAGCTGGGCGCCCGTTCCGGTCCCGACGGACTCACCGGCGATGTCCGTGCCGTGCGTCACGGCCTGGACGACGTTGAGCTGAGTCTCGGAGATGATGCCAGAGATGATCAGCTCCGACCTCAGCACGTCGGCCAACTCGATGGAGGCCGGCGAGGCGAGCCGGATCACAGATCCGACAGGCACAGCGTTCGTGAGGAACTTCGCGTTCAGGTCTGAGAAGACCGTCGAGGACACGCCCATGGATCCGGTGGAGAGGGACGCCTGGTACTCCTTCCGGGTCCTGGCCTTCTGCGTGACGATCACGCGCCGCTCGTGCATGTTCTCTGGCTTGGAGGTCTGATCGCAGTGCGTGAGGTAGACGGTGTGGATGGCCGGGTTGGAGGTCAGCGGGACCAACAGGTAGATCTCCTCGCCCTCCAGAAGCTCGAGAGCTTTCTGGTGGTCCTCGAGATCGTCCTGATTCTCGACCATCATGGCGAAGACCGTCTTGTCCGTCGACCCGAGGCACCGCGCCAGCCCGAAGGCCAGTGGGTTCTCAGGGACGATCGGGCCGATGTCGTCGTCCATCTGGGTTGTGGACTCGTACTCCAGGAACACGCCGACCTTGTCGATGCGGCGCGCCTTGTAGCTGATCAGCACGTCGCCGTTCTGGCTCCCCGGGCGGATGATCTCGTACTCCACTTTGCCGCCCTGAGGGGCGACCGTCGGGGAGAACGTGACCTGGTTCAGCCCTGGGATCGTCAGGATGACGTGGTCGACGGCGTCGGACGCCACGATCGAGTCGGGCCGCTCGAGAAAGGCCGGGTTCGTGATGAATCTCAGGGCGTCGCCAGCGCGTACGCCAAGAGCGAAGAAGTCGATGGAGGAGTCGGTGATGGAGCCCGTGATGGCCGTGACATCGACCTGCCCGTTGATGGTCGTGACAGGGCGGCTCGGTGAGACGTCCCCCGGGACCGTAACGGTCGTCGGATTGATGATGACGCCAAACCCGTTGGTGATGTCGAAAATGTCCTCGACCGTCCGAAGGGACACAGACACGTCCGCAGGATTTTCGACCTCGGCGCCCTGCTTGAGCTCAGGGTAGACGTACTGCTGCGTCGGCGCGTAGGAATATTCCGCGTGGATGGCCTGCACGCCGAGCGCCGCGACCCCGGCCGGGGTCAGGGTGATCTGGCCGTTTGTCTGGACGTTGTAGTCGACGCCCTGGGCGAGCAGCGTACCGGCGATGGTGGAGATGTGCAGCTCGACCGTTCCAGTCAGGACCTGCGAATTGACGAGGTTGAAGATGGTCTGGACTCCGGTGCCGACGCCGACGAGTTCGTCTCCGATGAGGAACCTGCCGAAGTAGAACCCGGCGAATCGCTGCTCAGCGATCTGGAAGCAGCTTCCGATCACGCACGGAACGAGAATCGGACGTGCAGGAGCTGCGGCCGCAGACGCGAACTCCTGGATTACCTCGACCGTCCCCGCCCGGGGCAGTGTTATGATTGCATCAGCCATTGGCCCTTCCTGGGTTCTTAACCCTCGAACGGCTACAGGATCGAACTGAGTATACCACCAGCCCGGACGGTCGTTCCCATTCTTATAGGTCTTTGATCAGGATGCTGACTTCCAGCCCGTTGAAGAGGTCCTTCCCGACCTCCTCCGTCGTCCACGCCTCCGTGAACGAGAAGGACAGCTGCACGGGGACCATGGCCAGGGTGATCTCGCTAGAGATTTTCTGCGGGATCTCCGGACCGATGTTTGCCACCAGAACGTCGTGAATCCGCCCAACCTCCCTCAGCTTGCGGCGGAAGTACAGGAGCGACATGAAGACGATGTTTGCCAGCTTCTCAGCCTCGAGGCCCTCCCGCGAGTAGCACTCGATGACGCACTGGCTCTGGAACAGGTCCGTGAACCGACTCCCGAAGTTCTTCGAGTACGTCCACCCCTTGAAGTGGCCGATGCCACGGTTCGTGGTCATGAGGTTCTCGCGCCTGACCACGAGCGCCGGCCGCTTTTCGTAATCCTCTTTTTTCGGGAAGACGTCCGAGATGGAGATCTTCGACGCCAGCTCGTCGTCGTTGTACTTGAACCGCTCGCTGTTCGAGAAGATGAATCGGAGGAACTCGAGGAGGCGGTTCTTGACCTCGTCGGTCATCAGGTGGTCGATGACCGGGTCCTTGCTGGACGGGTCGATGATGACGATAGGTTCGTCGGACATCCTACGACCTCTCCCTCGCGCCCTTCATGGCGGCCTGCAGGAGGCCAGACATCTCCGCCTTGACGACCTCGTTCACGCTCCTGAGGATCTCCGCCCTCGCAAGCGCGCTCTCGTTCGGGGCGATCGTAATGCCCTCGTGAGGGGTGATGGTGATCTTGATGTCCACGGAGCCGAGCGATCCGGACACGGCGATATCGACATCGGCACGATCCTTGAGCTTGGCGGCGGCTGTAGAAGATTCAGCAGCCTCGCGGGCGGATGCAGAGATCGACTGCATGAGGCTGTGCGTGAAGTCCGCCCTTATCGACAGGTCGTCCTTCGGGTCCATGCGGAACCGGAGCATCTTGAACCTCCAGGCGCCGGCGCTAGGCGGTCTCGGTGAGCTCTGCCTCAATGAACGCGGCCAGCTTCTCCCGCGGCGTGGGGGCGGACGTCTTCTCCTCGACGTCGTGGTCGGCTGGGACGCTGTACTGAGAGGTCAGGTGGGCCATGAGGTCCTCGAAGGACATCTTGCTGAAGGTGACCTCGCGGCCGGCGATCTTCTTGGAAACCGAAGCCGTCTTCTCCGAAGGCTCGGCGGCGGCCAGGGCGGACTTGAGGTGGCCATCGAAGCCCATCTCCATGGACGCGGCGGCCAGGGCGGCAACCTTCTCGTCTTCCGTGCAATCCAATGCGGCCACTGCGGCCACAAGCGCCTTGAGGTCGGCCATGTCGATCTCCTCTACAAGAGCCCGCTGCCTTCGGTCCTGGCGAGCTTGGGCGAGTAATTCTTCGGAAAGAACCCGACGAAGTCTTCGGACGGCGCCTTCATGTTCAGGTCAACCGGCAGGAGGTACTCCGCGTCAGACCTGTCGATCTCCTGAACTTGCAGGTGCTGCTGGACAATGTACCTCTTTTCGGCGATTGCGTTCACCTGAACCACGCGCCAGCGGCGGTTTGTCTGCTCCACCAGCATGTCGTTCGGCTTGACCAGCGGGTAATTCCCCATGAAGGCGGCGGTCTGGTTCTCCTCCATCTTGCCGAAGTTGGAAACCTGGATCACGTTCGGCGACGGGTTGAAGTCCACGAATACCGGGATTGGCGCGTAGAAGCCTCCCTGGAACGTCGTGCTGTAGCACTCCACGCACGAGGAGGAATTCCCGCGACGCTTCTTCTCGTCCCAGCACTGCGGACACCGTTTACCCTGGGTCCTGATAGGCAAATAGGCCGTCACGCGACCCGTGAAGCGGCGCAGCAGAAGGTGGTTCAGCCTGGAGATCTCGATGGCGATGTAGCTCTGCCCGTAGTCGTTCGGCAGCGTTACGACGTCAAGTAGCGTGTGGTACTTGAACGCTTCCGTAGGCGTCCCGTTTGGGTACGTCGTGGAGATCCCGGTGATGACGTCGTCCACGCGGATGCGCCAGCAAAGCACGTTGTGCTTCGCCTTGAGGTTGGCCTGGCAGACGAAAACCTGGGTGTCGGTGAGCGGACCAGAGACGTCCTCGAACGGACCCTGCTCGGACTCGCTCATGAGGACGGTGAACCTGGAGGACGACAGCGGCTCATCCGTCGGCTTGAGGACCCACGTGACCTCGACCGACGTGACCGTAAGCGGCCGGGCTACGACGCGGTCGATTTCGATCAAGGGCTACGCGTTCTGGCCGCCCTCCGAGAGGCGCGAGATAAGGAGCTGACGCACGCGGTCACGATGGCGAGCCTCATTGTCTGATTTCGCCTTCACGCCAGCGGCCCCAGCGGCCAGGCCGGCCCCGCCGGCCATCGCGGTGGCCGTGGAGGCGATAGGGGACTTCCGGATCATCTTGACCAGCTTGGACGCGAAGCCGTAGGCCTGCGCCGGCTTGTTGGCCAGCTTCAGCAGTTCGGACGAGAGGCCCGAAAGAAACGGACTGTCCATAGACGTTTCACCCTTAGAAGAAAATCCCATTCCTAACGAGGCTCAGGCCGTCCTGGCCAAGGAGGGACATGTTGGCGCCGTAGTTGATCTGAGTGTACTCCGACGCAACGCCTCCGTACCCCTGCTCGGCGTTCAATGACTTCTTCAGGTTCGCTTTCTTTGCCTCGTACTCCTGCATGAGGATGTTGAGCCAGCTCTGGTAGAGCGGGGTCTTATTCGACGTGGCCACGGTGATCCCGCCGGAGGCGTAGTCGAGCTGGTTGCGGCTCTGTTGGATCCCGGCCGACTTCAGGATCCAGATCATCGTCCCGATCAGGATGAGAGATTGGGACGGATGGCTGGCCAGGGTGAAGTTCCCGATCAGCGGGGGCGACGTGTTGAAGTCGTCCAGCGTCATGTCGAGGCAGAACTCGATCAGCGTGTCCGACGTTTCAACTCCGTCCAGCAGGGCGTTCATCGCTGGAATGTCGCGGATGTAATCGCGGCACTTCGTGAGGAACGCCGTCTGGACTGCGCTTGGAGTTGTCCCCGCGAATAGGGGAAGCACGTCTTACCCCTCCCGTACCAAGCCGGAGCCCTTCAGCGAGAGGAGGCGCTTGAGGCCCTCGCTGATCTTGGACTCCGGGAGCGTGATCCTGCCGCCATTCGGCATCAGCCGGATCTGGCCGGAGTTGATCACGTTCTTGCCCACGTTCACGATCGTGACGTCCTTGTCCACTGCCTTCGCGCTCGCCATGGTCGCCTCCTGAAAGTTCTCAGCCTAACAAAAAGGGCCGGGGGCGTTGCCACCCCCGGCCCCGCTGAGAGCCAGTATACCCTGAAGCCTGACGCTTAGTCGAGGCTCGTGGGGTTCGCCGTGACGTAGGTGGCGCGGCCGCCGAACGTCAGGCGCGACATCGAGAAGACGTTGCCGATGCCGACGCCGATGACTTCCCAGGCCTTCCACTTGATCAGTTCTGCGATCTTGTCGATGTAGAACTGGGTGCTTCCGAACAGGAAGTAGTTCCCCAGGTACGCCTGGTCCGTGTAGAACCAGACTTCGCCGTAGGGCAGGATGTTCGTCTTCGTGGTGACGATCAGGCCCTTGCCCATGAGCTGGTTCAGGTCGTAGCCGTCGACCGTCACCTTGGACGCCAGGGTGTCGCCGACGTCCGTGGCGACCCACTTGCCGATGTCTTCCCACGTCGGGGCGCTCATCAGCATCTTGGTCGCGCGACGGCGCTCGTTGGCCACGAGCTTCGACCCCTCGGAGAGGAGGTCGCGGGTCAGGAAGCTCGAGCTCGGGTCATCGATCGACTTCCCGGTGAGCTGCATGACCTGGCGGTTCTGGCGGAGCCAGCCGCGGTCTTCGCGCTCGTGGATGTCCTTGATCGTGTTCTGCTCGATCACCTTGATCAGCGGCATC